AAGCACTGTTGTCTAAGGACGAAGGGCGTAGTGAAATGGTGCAGCTCTTCAAGTTGCTTGGGGATGCAACAAGACTCAATATTATTACGCTATTGACACAGCGCGAACCACTATGTGTAGAAGACTTAATGAACTGTACTGGAATGGAGCAGTCTGCGATTTCTCATCAGTTGAAAAAGCTGCGTGCACATCATATTGTGAAGGCCGAAAAAGTCGGAAAACACGTTTGGTATTCGCTTGAAGATCACCATGTTTTAGAGCTCTATAACTTAGCAAGTGAGCACTGTTGTGAAGAGCATTCTTCGTAGTTTTTCTATGGAGAAAAATCGTCAAAAAAATTGATAATCTTGCTTGCATTTGATAGGCAAGTATGATAGTATATTTCGAGTGAGTGAGACTTCACTCAGAGATAACGATATTCCGCTGATTGGACAAGTAGCCAAGTCATGAATGTTTGTTGGAAGGAGAAAAAAACATGAGCAAATTAATCGAAGAATTAACTCAAGAACAATTACGTTCAGATATCCCTTCATTCCGTCCTGGTGACACTGTACGTGTTCACGCTAAGGTTGTTGAAGGAACTCGCGAACGTATCCAAATCTTCGAAGGCGTTGTTATCAAACGTCGTGGTGCTGGCATCAGCGAAACTTACACAGTACGTAAAGTTTCTAACGGTGTTGGTGTGGAACGTACATTCCCATTACACACTCCACGTGTAGCACAAATCGAAGTAGTTCGTTACGGTAAAGTGCGTCGTGCTAAATTATACTACCTACGTAACTTACGTGGTAAAGCAGCACGTATCCAAGAACGTCGACGATAAGAAACACACGAAAAGCCTTGATATATCAAGGCTTTTTCTTTTTGTCTATTTTTCTGTGGTGTGATATTTTTGGGGGGGAATTGTTTTTGGGGGCAATTTGGGGGCAAGCTTTTCACATATTTTGGATTGCATTATATACTTCATCTTTCATCTTCTTAGTGATATGCAAGTATATAGATTCAGTCACTTGACTGTTCTCATGTCCAACTCGAGCTTGAATTGAATAGAGTGGCAATCCCATCTCAGCAAGCTTTGATATATGCGTGTGTCTGAATATGTGAGTGGAGATGTTCTTGTCGATGCCCATGCGTTCTCTATGTGTCCGTAGGAACGCATTCACAGCTGTGATTGTTAGTGGGGTGTGTTTGGATGTAGTGAAGATGAATCCTTGATTCGAACCCTCTAATTCTTCAATTTGAGCAAGAATTTCGATGCATCTATTTGGGAGCGAGACCGAACGGATCGATGCTGTCGTCTTTGGGGATGTGCTCGCATAAACATCCTTGATTTTCAATTGGTGGTATTCTAGCGTTGAAGATACGTGCGCAATTGGTGGATTTGAATCCAAGTCAATCTTGTCCCATGTAAGGGCGAGAGCTTCACCAGCTCGCATCCCTGTCATGTACATCCATTCGAATAGCATCGCATATCTTAGATTGATTTTGCGAGTATATTCAATCAAACGATTGTATTCGTCATCCTCCAAGAACTTGTTGGGGTTCTTCTTAGATTCTGTTCGAGCTTTATATTCGATGATGCAAGCTTCGATGGGATTCGTCTCGATGTATCCATTTTTGACAGCGTATTGGAACAACTTATTCAAACGTGACTTATAAGTCGATGTTGTTTGATTCGCTAGATTCTTTTGATACAAAAGAAAATCAAAAAATCGATTCAAGTCTTGAGTTGTGATTGTAGTGATAATTCTCTTTGAATCAATGAATTCTTCAAACTCTTCATATTGTCTCTCTACGGACAAGAATGTGGTTCGCTTCACGTTCTTCTTATATATTTTTTTGTACTCCTCTATGACCGAATGAATCGTTCGAGTATCCACCACAACGTTCCCAAGTTCTTTTTTAATGGCATTCGCAAGCATCTCTTGAGCTCTCTTCCTAGTCTCACGAGTCTTGTTGTTGAACGTAACGGATTTTCTACGCCATCTATTGAATCGTGGGTCATAGAACTTCTCACAATAGCGATAACTGATGCCATCCTTCCCGTGTCGTTCCTCTATATACATAATAAACCTCCTATAAAAGAACCTTTCCAATTACTGATACTTTCTCAGCATCCACAATCAAATCCTCGTATTTTGGATTCTCAGACTTGAGAATCACATTTTTCCCATCACGATAGAGATACTTGCATGTAACTCCTTCATCTTCAACTCTCACAATGGCAACTTCGCCATCTTCGACAGTCGGTTGATATCTTAGATATACTTCAGAGCCTTTCTTGATTACAGGTTCCATCGAATCACCTGTGATTTGAACCAATTCATTCGCACCATTTGGAACAATAGAAGAGGGAAGTACGCCCATTTCAGCATCTACATCATCCACATGAATCATGGATCCGGCAGCAGATTGACGACCACGCACGAGGTAAACCACTTTCTCTTCTTGGATTCCATTCTGTTCGTCCAATTGATGCGAAGCGAAATTGTATACTTTAGCTTGGCGTTTGGAATCTAGTTTGTTATAAATTATTGACAACTCTTTTGAAGTTCGTTTGTTGCTGCTCATATCAAATAAAACTTGGGGGCTTATTCCAAAAGCACGACAATATTTCAATATATCTTCTTCATCAATATCTCTTTTCCCTTTTTCGTGCTGTGAAATTGTATTTTGTTTAAAACCTGTTAACTTTCCGAGCTCGGATTGTGTCATTTTATGATTTAATCTCAATTTTTTAATTGATTCGCCTAAAATGTTCATAAGGTAAAACCTCCATTTTTGTTGATTTGATAACATTATAAAAGTATGAGATAAAAAATGCAAAAATAATATCTCAAAAAGAGATAAAAAGTGTTGACAAATATCTCAGCTTGAGATATATTAGTGTCACGAGGTTGATTTGAAACCTCAAACACATGAGAGGAGGTGAGTGGATGACCGACAAAAAAAGATTGCAAAAGAAACACTTAAAACCAAAATTAGAGCTAAGAAAAGAACGATTAGGGCGAGAACTTACAACAGGTTATATGGCGAATCTAATCGGTTTAGACCGTAGACAATATGAGAAGAAGGAGGCTGGAGAATACCCATTCAAAGATTATGAAATGGATATTATAGCTCGAGAATTGGATAAAAGTGTAGAAGATATTTTTTTTAAATAGAAATATCTCAGTCTGAGATAAAGGAGGGAACATGAATAAAAAGATAATTTCAAAAAAAGAATTCCAAGAAATGTATCCAAGATACAACACGGAATCCAAGTGGAAGACAATCGTGAATCGAATCAAAGCGAGCGAATATGCTGATGCTTATGTACGGATCTCACGAAACGATGTAAACATCAACATCGAATTGTTCGAAAGATTCCTCGAGCTTGAAGGAATCAATTGGGCAAATCGATATGGAACTAAGATGACAAGAACAGAATTTGAAAGGAGATTGGCATAGATGAGACGAAATAGAAAAACAAGAGTGCGATTCATTCCATTCATGAGATGGATGCTTCAATGGTACATCCTATCGTTTGGACTCATTATCGCAATGATGAGCATCGTGCTCTTAGTTGGAAAGGCGGTTGAGCAGCACGAAACAAAAGTGGATTTGATTAGAAGTGGACAGTATGTGGAACCCGATTTTCAAGACACATGGAAAACAAACGAAAACAAAAAAAGCCGATGAAACAATCACCGACTTTATAAAATAACCAACTACATTATAAAAATAAATTAAGGAGAAATCAAACGAATGAATACTAAAACTACAAAAAAAGAAAAAGAATTTGTCATCTCAATATTAGATGTAATTAAACAATATAGAGATTCAGATTTTGACCTCATCGTTTCATTGGAAACTATCTGTAAAATGACAGAATTTTTTGGATTGGATGATTTGAATTTGAAACTAATGTCAGAAGCATTCAAATATTATTTGGAGATGGAGGATGAATAAATGACAGTAAAAATCAACAAGCTAGAAATCGAGAATGTGAAGCGTGTCAAGGCGGTCACAATCGAGCCTACATCAAACGGACTCACAATCCTCGGTGGAAACAACAATCAAGGAAAAACAAGTGTCCTCGATGCCATTGCTTGGGCATTGGGTGGCAACAAGTACAAACCAAGCAAACCAGCTCGTGACGGGTCCATGAATCCCCCAACGCTTCGATTGGAATTATCAAACGGACTCATCGTGGAACGTAAGGGCAAAAATTCAGATTTGAAAGTTACGGATCCAAGTGGACAGAAAGCAGGTCAACAATTGCTTGATTCATTCGTGGAAGAGCTCGCTCTGAATCTTCCAAAATTCATCGAATCAAGTGCAAAGGACAAAGCGAACACGCTTCTTCAAATCATCGGTGTCGGTGAGAAGTTGTGGGAGCTCGATAGAAAAGAAGAACGACTATACAACGAGCGAAGAACAATCGGACAGATTGCGGATCAGAAAAAGAAATACGCAGCCGAACAACCTCAATATCCCGAAGCTCCGAATGAATTAGTAAGCATTGCGGACTTGATTCACGAACAACAAGAGATTCTTGCACGTAATGGTGAGAACGCAAAGAAACGCCAAAATCGAGAAAACATCGTGAACTCGTTGCATCTCTCAGAAGCACGATTGAAACAATTGAAAGAGCAACTTGCTCAAGAAGAAGCGACTCACGAGAGTCTTATGAGCGACTACATCGCAGCAAACAAGTCCATTGAAGATTTGGTGGATGAATCAACGGATGAAATCGAAAACTCAATCGCAAACATTGAAGAAATCAATCGCAAAGTTCGAGCAAATCTCGACAAAGAGAAAGCCGAAGAAGATGCGAAACAATACGGTTCTCAATATGACAAATTGACAAAAGAAATCCAAGATGTTCGAGATGAACGCACAAGCTTACTAGATAGTGCGGACTTACCATTGCCGGGGCTTTCGGTAGAAGATGGTGAACTCGTCTTCGAGGGGCAAAAATGGGACAACATGAGCGGCTCTCAACAATTAAGAGTGGCGACCGCAATCGTAAGAAAATTAAAACCAGAATGTGGATTTGTACTCTTAGACAAGCTCGAACAAATGGACATTCCAACATTGACCGAATTTGGCAAGTGGTTAGAATCTGAAGGACTCCAAGCCATTGCAACTCGAGTGTCAAGTGGAGAGGAATGCCAAATCATCATCGAGGATGGTTATGTCGTATCAGACACGGTCACACCATTCCAAGACACAGAACCAACGAACGCTTGGAAGTTTTAAATAAGGAAGGAGAAAACACATGAACATAACATCAGGAAAACAAGCAAGAGCCCAACGTGTAGTGATTTATGGGACTGAGGGAATCGGGAAGTCAACACTCGCAGCACAATTCCCGGATCCATTATTCATCGACACAGAAGGCTCAACATCGAACATGGATGTCAAACGTATGGACAAACCAACATCGTGGACGATGCTCATGAATCAAATTGCATTCGTGAAAGCAAACCCAACGGTGTGCAAAACACTAGTCATCGACACAATCGATTGGGCGGAATCACTAGCAATCGAGAGTGTGTGCTCGATGCATGGCAAGAGAGGAATCGAAGATTTCGGCTATGGGAATGGATACACGTATGTCCGAGAAGAAATGGGACGATTATTAGATAAGCTTCAAGAATTAGTGGACATCGGAATCAACGTGGTCTTGACCGCACATTCGCAACTTCGCAAGTTCGAACAACCCGATGAGGATGGAGCTTACGACCGCTACGAATTGAAGCTAGGAAAGAAGACGAGCTCACAAACCGCCCCAGTAGTCAAAGAATGGTGCGACTTACTTCTATTCTGTAATTACAAGACGATGGTGATGACATCAGAATCTAAGAAGAAGAAAGCAACGGGCGGTCAACGTGTCATGTACACGACACATCATCCAGCTTGGGATGCGAAGAATCGACACGGACTCCCAGATGAGCTCCCAATGGACTATGCTGCTATCGCACACATCTTCGCTTCTCAAGAAGCACCAAAGAAACAAGCTCAAAATGTGGGCGTTGGAAAAGTAGTAAGCGAGCCTCAAATCGATGAGCAAGTGCCCTCAGTTGATGAAGTTATCCCAGTAGGAACGAGTGGAGCAGAAACTCAAGAAGATCCGTTCCCTATTAAAGAATCAATCGCTATACCAGACTCTATTCCACAAGCATTGAAGGACTTGATGCTTCAAAATTCAGTCACTCCGAAGATGCTTCAAGATGTAGCATTCAAGAAGGGACACTTCCCACAAGACACACCAATCGAGAACTTCCCACAAGAATATTGGGCATTCATGGTTACGAATTGGGCGGATGTCTTGAAATCAATTGAAAGTAAATAACAAACAAAAGAAAGAGGTAAATAATTATGACAGAACAATACAACAACTTCGAACGTGAATTTGGATGGGACGACACTATCCAACAAGACTCAACATTCATCTTGCTTCCTGTGGGGCTCTACGAATTTACAGTAAAAGGATTCGAGCGACAAAGACATACACCAAATCCTAACAATCCCGGTAAGCTCCCAGCGTGTCCAAAAGCGGTCGTAAGTATCGAGATTGAAACTCCTCAAGGGAAAGCAGAATTGAAACACAATCTATTCTTACACTCAAGCACAGAAGGAATGCTTTCATCATTCTTCGGATCTATTGGGCAAAAACGCAAAGGTGAACCATTGAAGATGAATTGGAACACAATCATCGGGGCTCGTGGCGTGTGCAAAGTCGGTATTCGTAAATACAACGACAATGAATACAACGAAGTCAAAGCGATGCTATATCCCGAAGATGTGAACCCAAGTCAAGTCTTGAATCGTTCACAACAACCAACACAACA